ATTTTGAATTTGTTCTGTTTGAATATTCTTTGGAATAGGTTCACTGTGTTTAACTCTTAACCATTCTTGGTAACCATCATAATTATTACAGTCATTTGATTGCGATTTAACACACATAATCGTAAAATAAATAGTAGTTTTTCCAACTGCTGCTGTTCCTATAACGCCATTATATATTTTTTTGTAATGTTCGTCTACAATGTCTTCTACATAAAAACCGCGCAGTTGCTGAGTAGTTAATATTTCATTCCCGTCTTCATCAATATATTTTCCTAATTCGGACATTATGATTATTAAAATTAGTATACTTACGCATAAACAATACAAACAATGATACATTTTTACTTTATTATTTTGAAATGATTTTAAATATATATATATCAATTATCAATTTTTTATTACTTTCTTATTAAGTTTTTTCTGTGCTAAAAGTAGAGAAAATCCTTATTTTTACAATTGTAATTGTAAATAAAATAACTTAGAATGTTTTTTATAAATAAACTATTATATTTAATATGGTTGATATAAATAATTTTGATATTATCAAATTACGAGAACAGTTTTTAAGTGCAAGTCCTTTTAACTATATTATAATAGATAATTTTCTAGATACATTGTTAGTTAAAGAAAGTGAAATGGAATTAAGAAAATTACCTAGCGAGGAGTGGTTTGATAAAGATACAAATTTTAAGAGTATAAATAATCAGCAAGATTGTGATACGCAATCAAAAAAGATAGCATTAAATATTCGTAAACAAATACCAGACAATACAAATTCAATAATTGATTTATTTGCTTCTGAAAAAATGATTAAATTTATAGGCGATATTACGAATATATCAGGACTAGAATCAGACCCACAATTGTTAGGAGGTGGAGTACATAAAACGACAACAAATGGTCATTTATCAATCCATGCTGATTTTAATATTCATCCAGAAACAAGGAAACATAGGAGAGTAAATGCTTTGTTATATTTGAATTCAAATTGGAGCAAAGAGTTTCAAGGAGAATTGGAATTATGGAATAAAGATATGTCAACATGTGTTAAGAAAATTGAGCCAATTTCAAATCGTCTTGTTATATTTAGAATCACAGATGATGCATTACACGGAAGTCCAGAAAAATGGTTAGCACCAACAAATTACCCAAGATTATCATTAGCATTTTATTATTATACAGATGACAGACCGGATGAAGAAAAAAGCCCTTTTCATTGGGCAAACTGGTATAAACGATATGGAATTTATTACTGAACAAAAATATAAACTAAGAAAAAATTGAATTTTAAAACATCTTCTATTGTTATTTTATAATATTATAGAACAAAATGGTTAAAAATCTTGGAGGAAATAAAGCCAAAGGCTTCGCTAGAAAGCATACTAATGGCGGAAAGAAAGACGTTGTTTTGCGCGTAGCAGAAGAAGAAGGAGAAGTATATGCAGTTGTTACCAAGATGTGTGGTAATAGTATGTTTGAATGTACTGGTATAGACAGAGTTGCCCGCTTAGGTCATATTAGAGGCAAGTTTTCAGGTAAAGGAAAACGAGATAATATTGTTCAAAATGGTGTTTGGGTTCTAGTTGGAGTTAGAGAATGGGATATTAAAAAGGAGGAACCAAAGCAGAATGCCGAACCTAAAAGTTTAAAGAAGGAGAAGTTACCACAATGCGATTTATTGGAGGTATATAGTGATAATGATAAAGAACGGTTAAGAAACGAAGTCGCTGCTGAATGGAAGATATTAGTTAAGAATGACCCAACCAGAATAGAAGATTATGTAGATGACGGCGCCGATGCTGATGATTTTGCTGAGGAATTTGGGTTCAAGTTCGCGACAACACACGACATTGAGCGCGATGCGTTGTTAAAGGAGGCAAAGTTGGCTACAAGTGAAAAGATTACAATGTCATCAAATAATGAAGCTGAAGGTGAATCAGAGATGAAAGAACAAATGGTGTCAATTGACGACCTTTAAAAAATAAAATAAAATAAAATAAAATAAAATAAAATAAAATAAAAATAGTTTAAAAAATAATTAAAAAAAATGATTATATGATAAATAAATACATAAATGGAAACACGATTATTTACAAATGAAACATTATATTGCGAAGGTTTATTTAAATCCGAATACAGGGGAAAAATACATTTAATATCATTATTTGTGTTTCCATATGCTCTATATAAATTATATTGTGCTGGCAACGGCCTTACATATCCTTTTTTCATTGGGTCAATTAGTTTATTGACGAATTTTTGTTGTTTTGGGTCAAGTGCACTATATCACACGTTTAATTGGCCTTTAGAGACAGAAATAATGTTACAAAAAATAGACCACAGTATGATAACATTATGGTGTTTGGGTATGATGTTTCCAATTGCATTCTTATTGTTTCCCAAAATAGACGGTAATTTTTTTATTGGACTAACAACTGTAGCAGCTTTAGTAAATTGGTATTATATTTATAACTCGGAACCATCTATTATTGCCTCCACTATTGTACCCTCAATAATTTTGTTGTTTGTAGACGTGTGTTATAAGCATATGAATTTTTGGGAATGGGTTTCAATGTGGTGCGTTTTTGCGTTTCAAGGAGCAGGAACAGTAATATTTTCTCTCAAAATGGACCCTTTGTTTATAAATACTGAAATATTTGGTTACCACGAATTGTTTCATTTGTTATCATTGTTTGCTGCTTTTTTTGTGTATCAAGTGAATTATAGTATTGTTTCTAGATATAACAAAGACAAAGACAAAGACAAAGAAGTCAATGTTGATGTTTTGAAGAACGTAGATGTAAACTATATGAAGGAACCATTATTTGAAGAACCGGAAGATTGAATAAAATATAATCATTAATTTAAGTTTAATTAAGGATTATAAATAAAATAGGGGTAAAAAGGGTACTGCTGCCTCCTGTAAATATATATGTCGTTTTTTAATTTTTAATTTTTTATTTTATATAGAATATACTTATTGCTGATAGGAGACAAATATACATCGTATATAGTCTTTAAGTATGTTTTTTTTAATAGAAATATAAATAGAAATAGTAAATTATTTATAGCATTTATAGACAAATATATTTTAAAAAGACTTAGACCTTTGTTGCTATTATTATATATAATTTATACATAAATATAAATACAATAAATAAGATGAGTAGACATAATATATTTAAATCCGGACAGCAGCAATCTAATAACAATAGCCGTTTTAGTTTTATAGATGAGGACCTCAAAATGGACCAAAAACTAAAATTAAATGGCCCCAGAGAAACTAATAATTTATTTACACAGCGGCCAACAAATGTAATAACTCAATCCAAACCTATAGAGCAAACAAAAACCCAAAATAATTTAAATTCATTTCCTGTATTAGGTCTAGGAAAAGCAACCAGTTCAGATACAAAAATTAAAGAGCCAACTCCCATAATAAATAACAGTTATTCAAAGGCAATTAAGCACGAAAATGCTGTCGTAGTTGTAGAAGAAGACAAGGATGAACTAATACGCAAGTCAGTAAAACCTGGTTGGATATCTATTTTTAAAAATAAATCAGGGAAAACAGAAATGGTTTATGGACCAAAAACAGATGAAGAAAAACAAAAAGATTTTGAGAAATCTAGTATGAAATACCAAATGTATCTAGCTATTACAAGAATGGAAGAAAGATGGAAGAGAGAAAAACAACATTATGACGATATGAATGGTCCAAATGCATTCAATGAACGTTATGGATATAGACCAACATATGATTCAGACGATGATAATTTAGATGACTCATCTGATTCCGAATATGAAACTGATTATGAGACAGAATGAATATGAATAATAGGTTTAAAACATTTTTGTAATATATTTGGTCTATATAATTACACAAATTGAAAATGACTGATATGTTAGATTTAGATTATACATTTGATGATTTGGATACATCTTGGTTGCAAGAATTTGAAAAACTGGATAATGAAAATAAAAATTATATTAATGAAGACCTTTTATTTATAAAAATCAATTATATTTATGTAAATAGTAAAAAGGAAATAACTAATTTATACGAAGAAAAACACATATTTAAGACGCCAAATATATTATTAAAAGAAGACCTAATTGGTCTGATTAAACGAAATTCATTTGTAAATCAGACAAAATATTCGCTATTGTCTATTTTAAAATATAATATCAACATTGAAGCGAAAAATTTGAAAACTTTTTTTAGAATGAAAAACAATATTATTGGTGATGCTTATTTACATTCAATTAAAAATATTACCAATATTCATTTTGATAAGACAATTTCTGTATTTCAAGACCTAAATAGTTTAATTATAATCTTTTTTGAAAAGGATAATACAAATGGACTTATTACAAATATGAATAACTCTACAAGGCGTATCTATATCAATCATTTTAAAAATAACATAAATAAAAAAACTAAACGTAACCTATTTAAAGATATCACTTGATAATAATGTATCATTTAAAAATGGCAGCACTTATTGGAGCACTTGATACTTACACTTCTAGACAAATTGGCGAAAATGGCAACATTGAATATGCATGGTCCAATGATGTTCGTGAAAAAATTGTGCAATTGAGCTTCCAATTAACTAGAACAAAAAATACAAATTATTTAGCAAACCAGTTTGAAATGATATTAGTAGATTTACAAAAAAGGCATTTGTTGAAGGAAGAATATGTTGAATATATGTCATTGCTTTACAAAATGGTTGGTCATACACGTGACATTATTGATGGCAAAGGTGAGTATTCGTTATCGTATATGCTGTTATTTGTTTGGAATAAATATTATCCGGAATTAGCCAAGTTCGCTCTTAAGCAGTTTGTTATTTTAGATAATAATTCCACATTACATCCTTATGGGTCGTGGAAGGATATTAAATATTTATACAAGTATTCACTAGATAAGAATTGTCAGGATTTAGTTGATTATGGGATTGAACTAGTCAATGACCAATTACGAGTAGATTTAAACTTGGAAAATCCATCATTAGTTGCTAAATGGGTGCCGCGCGAGAAGTCACATTTTTCTGATTTATTTGATATGATGGCAATTAATTATTTTCCGCATTATTTGACGACTGCTAAAACAGAATCAGCACGAATTAAGGCGATTTCCAAGGCAAAGATGGACTATCGTAAGATAATTTCTGGTCTTAATAGGAAATTAGATACTGTTCAAATTAAACAATGTTCCAATAATTGGTCACAAATAGACCCTGAAAAACAGACATCTATTACGATGCACAAGCAAAAGAAAGCCTTTCTGAATTTGAAGGCTGATGGTTCTCAAAAGTCTGAATTGGAAGACCGTGTTCTATGTGCCACCCATTTTGAAGAATTTGTTGCGAAAGCTAGTCGTAATGAGTGTACAATCAAGGGAAAACGAATTGGTATCAATGACTTTACTAAGGAGGCTCTAAAATTGATTGCTGAAGGTGTTAAAGATGGACCGGAGGCTGATATATTGAATGCTCAGTGGGTAAATAATTCTTTACAAACGGGTGCTCTTGGGAAAATGATTGCGATGGTTGATGTTTCTGGGTCAATGGATGGCGACCCGTTACACGCAGCAATTGCCCTTGGGCTTCGTGTGGCAGAAAAGTCTATGCTAGGAAAACGTGTTCTCACATTTAGCTCACTGCCAAGGTGGATAAATTTAGAAGGATACAATACATTTATTGATATGGTTTATAATGTCAACAACGCAAATTTTGGTTTAAACACCAATTTTTCCAAGGCATTGATGCTTATTTTGGATGCTATTGTTGCGAATAAGATGGCTGCTGAGGATGTAGAAGATATGGTATTGGCTATTTTCTCAGATATGCAAATAGATGAGGCAAAAAGTGAAGAAGATAATACAATGATGGGTTTTATTGAGTCGCAATATTCACAGGCTGGAATAAAGGTGTGTGGAAAACCATATAAGCCACCTCATATTTTATTCTGGAACCTGCGCTCAACTTCTGGATTCCCCACATTGTCTTTACAGAATAATTCGTCAATGATGTCAGGGTTTAGTCCAGCACTACTGAATTTGTTTTGCGATGAGGGTCTAACTGCTCTACAAAGTTGCACACCTTGGTCTCTATTAATAAAGGCATTATCCAATGAGCGCTACAAGATTCTGGATACTAAGATTAGAGACGTTTTATCTGGATAATAATAGAAAATATAAAATTGATTTATAAATTATACAAACATATAATCTAACAAAATAAAGATTATATGTTTTATATTGCATCAACGCGGTTTAATAATGATACATACAATGAGAATACATTGTATCGTAAGCAATCTGGTATTCCAGTTATTTATGGCACAAGCATTCGTATACAAGAAAAATATGATGTTGGTACATTAATGTTTGTTGTTGAAATGAATAATGACGAGAATCGCATTGAAGGTATTGGACTAATTAGAAACACACTGGTTTACGATAAGAATCACAATATTTATTCAAATAGCGACTACAATCGCTATTTATATAAGGGCGAATACTGGTTAAGTCGTGACACTATTTTGGAGAAAGACGCTGAAATTGCCGAAATATGCGACAATGTTTTATTCAAAGGTAAGTCTCATTTGAAGCGAGTTTCCGGAATTTCGGTATTGACGAAGCAGTTATTTACAAATTGGGATTTCAAATTGTGTGTATTAAAGGAGAAAATTCGGGCGCTCTTTATGAAGACATTTATCTTAACACTTTGTGAATCCAACTTAAAGAAAGAAGATGAAGACGAAGTATTTGAAATTGTTCCTGTTAAACGATTAAAAAATACCAATAAATGAATATTATTATAATACTAACAAATTAGTTATATAAAAATAACCATGGTTATTATATAAATGAGTGATTTTGATACAAATATAGATAATTATACAATTCCTGAAATGTTAACAATACTTGATTTAGATGACCCAACTGAAAAAGATGTTATAGATGCTACAAATAAATTTATAAGCCAGTTTAACAAATCTGGTAATGCCGATATGAGTAATTTTTTTCAGGATATGCAGAAACAATTGTTGTTATATATGAATAATGAGGATGAAAATAATAAACAAACAAATGAATGGTATAAGAATGAGGCATTGGAACAAGATAATAAAGTACAGAAAGACAAGGTTACTGACCGACGACAAAAAATAGACGTATATGACAACGAACATGTACCAATGAATAGAGAGCAATTAGGAATAAGCAATAATTTCCAAGTGCCTGTTTCACAAGACACGCTGAATCCAAATTTGAAAAATGTAACTTCACGATTTATTAATTTGGATAGTCAGTTTAGACAAGCAACCGGCGGCGTTGATTCAGCTGCAACTGATTATACATTAGATTTATCTGACCCATTAACGGATGCATTGTCAATGCGCCTATATTCTATACAAATCCCATTTACTTGGTATGTAATTGACACAATATATGGTAACACGTGTTTCTGGATTGTTATTCCTTATAATAATAAAAACTATGAAATCAAGGTGTCATTAACTCCTGGAAATTATACTTATAATGATTTTATCACTGAATTTGCAATAGCCATTGGTAATGCTGGTATCACAAATCCTGGTGGAGGTGCCGTTCCACTAATAAACATCAATCAAAATAACGCAAAGGCCACAATTAATCTGAATGGATGGCAATACACTGACCCTGTTACAAGTGCTATAATTCCAATTAATGGAATAAGTGAAACCACAACTGTTTTTGACCCGGCTTTGAACCCTTATTTTCTATTTTTTGATTATAATGGCAGGCTAAATTGTCTCACTAATGGAGCTGGTTGTAGTGCACAAAATCTAGTTTTTGATGGCACATTGGGTTGGTTAATGGGATTCCGACTGCCAATTGTTCCTATTTATACTAGTCCAGGCAACACTGGTACTGCTGTTGTTAACTTACAAGGACCTAAATATTTTATCATTGTTCTAGATGATTATAACCAGAATCATATAAATAATGGATTAATATCTATAACTGAATTGTCTACTAAGTTGTCAATACCGTCCTATTATAATACATCACAGCCATCCATTTGTGTTGCGAATATATCCAATCCTTTCTCTAATTTGTCAAATACAGATGCCTTGGCTTTGGGTGTAAATCCTACATCCGATAAACTTAACTCTGGCTATGGACAAAGACAAATTGTGCTTCCATCGGCACCAAGGACGCTTACACAGGCACAATTATACACAATTAACGAAATCATTAAAAATAGGGAGAAAAACACGTCTTTTAGAGCAAAAGCGCCGACAAACTCGGATACATTTGCCATTATACCTATAAAACGTGGTTCAATGAAAACAGGTGACATATATACGGATTTTAGTGGGTCAATTCAAGAAAATACGCGCATCTATTTTGGTCCCGTAAATATAGACAGAATGCGTGTAAAATTAGTAGATGACCGCGGCTACACAGTGAATTTAAATGGAGCTGAATGGTGTTTTACAATTATTGCTGAATGCTTATATCAGTATTAATATTTTTTATAGGATTTTTATAAGTTTTTATACAAGTATTTTAAAATATTTGTATAAAATAAGTATTCTATGGTTACTGATGTGACTAATATTTTTGATGTAGATTTTATAAATGACTTTTTGGGTATAAAATTTGATAATATGGAATTTACCTTGCCAAATTTGATTCACTTAATTGGATATTTGACACCAACAATTATGTTAGTTATCACTGTTTTATTATTAAGAAACAAGATTAATTATTTGTCATTTTTTTTATATGGTTATATAATCAATATTGTAATAAATTCACTTCTAAAATGGTTTATAAAGGAGCCACGACCAACAAATGATTGGAAAATATTACAACTAGGTATAACACATAATAAACGTATTGGATTTGATAAATATGGTATGCCTTCTGGTCATGCACAGCATTGTGGTTTTATGTTGGCATTTGCCACACTTGTATTTAATAGTCCATTGGTAACTGGACTATATTCAATATTGTCTCTAATTTGTTTATATCAGCGCTACTTGTATCAAAATCATACTTTACTACAGGTTATTATCGGATTTGTAATTGGTCTGGGAATTGGTTATTTATTTTACGAATTAGGTGCTAAAAAACTGATTGGTAATATTAAGATGCGACCTGATGATAATGGGCCACTATAGGTTATTTTTTAATTACCTAGACAATAATATGTTTGAAACACGATTAACATCGTCATCATTATCCCTAAGAAGATTTATAATTTCGTCACGTGTTATTCCTGGTAATTTTAAATCTAGGATGATTTTTATATTAGCTTCACTCGGTTCTACAATCTTCACATCATTTGGCTTAGCATTTTCAACAAATTCTTGGTATAATTTGAGTGTTTCAGCAGAATTACCTGCATCAAAATATAATCTATCATAGTGATTACCACCACCACTACCTTTAACACCTTTATCATTGTAAAAAAATATTACCGGTATACTGTTTTTTTTGGTTGCTTGATTTAGTGATGAACCAAACCCGTTATTATACAATTGTCCTTTTCTTATTCCATAAACATACACACTAATTTGTCTATTGCTGGTTAAATCATTCAACGCACCATGTTCAATTGAATTCATTTCCTTTTCCGCCCCCCACTGTTTTCCTTCTATTCCGTTTATATATGTATCCGCGTTAACGGATTTGTCTGACATATTTCCAAAAAACAATGCGTTTGCGGCGGCTTGGTCTTGTAAATCTTTGTAATTATCAGGTAATCTGTAGTAATTTGCGATTGCGTTTCTAACATCTTGTTGTGTTATATCTTTTGCCATTTTAAAATCAGGATAAATTTTCTGGCGATTAATATCATTAAGTTGTGTTGCTATAGTAGTAAAGAAACAGTCTCCGTCTTTAGCGATGGGATAATACATTAGTTGTTCTTCAAAAGGTAGTTTAATTGCATCTTTAAATAGTGTTTCAGTACTACTTGAACTACTTGCTGGTGGACTTGAACCACTTGCTGGCGGAGTTGAACCACTGCTTGAAATACTGCTTGAACTGCTACTTGAACTACTGCTGCTTGGGCTACTTGAGCTGCTGATTGGAGTAGTTGAAATAGGACTTTTAATACTTGCAGTTGAACTAGGTCCACCAGTCGCCAAGTCATCCATAATTGCTTCAAAAATATGCGGAATAACTAATTTTGGCACTTGTATGTTATATTTAAAAATATCTAATAAATTTGATTGATTTATTGTAGATAAATCATCACATATTGCTCCTCCCTTCATTTCTTTATACATCATTATTCCTCCTCTCCCTTTTTCCATGTTCCTTTGAGTATTTTTATAATTGTGGTTACGTTTTTTTCTATGTTTAATTGTTCTATTAGCATTTTTACCTTTTTTATACATATTTTTATTCATATTATTCTGTCTTATATATATTATAGAATAATATGCATTATTTATTTCTTATTTTATTCTTTATTCTATTTTGTATTTTAATATTTATACTAACAAGCTTTTGTGCCATGTTTTATAAAACAAACCAAAAATGTGTCTTGATAGAGGCACTAACTAACAAGAAAGATGATAATACAATTATATTAATTGGTGACAGTATTCTAAACAATACCAATTATATTTTAAATCAAGGCAAATCGGTACCTGATTTGATTAAAACGGAACATCCAAATACTTATCTTTTTGCTAAAGATGAAGCAGTAATTTCTGATTGTAATTCACAAATTGAACAAATATCAAATGAAAATAACACTGAGAAAACGTATATTTTTGTTAGTGCAGGAGGAAATAATATTCTAAATAACAGAAATAATATGAGTAAACCTATAATAGACTCTTTATTCCAGCAATATTCTACACTAATATATTCATTAAAGAACAAGTTACCCAAGGCCAAAATCGTCCTTCTTAGTTTGTATCACCCTTTTGACAGCCGTTTTAAGACAATGTATCCATTTATTGACCAATGGAATTCATTACTTTTTAAATTTGCCGAAACAAACAATTTGAAAGTCATACATACTAACAAATTACTATCAGTAGATTCTGATTTTACAAATGCAGTAGAACCATCTGAAATTGGTAGTAAAAAAATAGCTGATGCTATTTTGGAGTTACTCTAATTAACTTCTGTAATAAACCAACATCTGGTATCCTTTCGTAAAATTCCACGTCAGTTTGCGACCATTATCCTCCGACCCTTTAAATTGCCACTTGAAATCCGAATTTATATTTTGCTTCCAGTCCATATAAACAAGACGATGAAAACTCATACCATCATACGCCATCTCTTTTTTCTCACACGTCAATAGTGACGAAAAATGCTGCTTATTTGTATCTCTTATGACGCAACTATCTAACACATATTTGGCACCATTTAAATAGAAACTAGTAGCCTTGTTTGTTGTTGCGTTATCATCATCAAAGAATTCCAATATAATTATGTGAGGCAAATGGGTTGTTTTATCTGCATTCACTTGTTGAATAATTTTTGATTGCCATTTTTCATCACAGGTTGTTAAAAATAACACTTGTAAATCCTTGTTATTAAGATAATTAATTAAACTTAAATAATACCGCACAGGATTACCTGCTTCATCTATGTCCTTAATATATGTAAAACGGGATTTATATTCGTCTGGTATTGCGTCAAATATTTGCTTAATAATGACATTTGTATTCATAATATAAGCATATTTGGTGCCACTTAGACACGCATCAATTGCGTAATTTAATAGGGCAAAGCCATCTTTCAACCTTTCTGGTATTTGTTTTTGATTTTTTTGCTTACCTTCAATCATTAATTGACGGAAAAAATGGAAGAATTTGCGGCCCTTATCACTAACAAAAAGGGTAACAAACATTGTATTAAACCAGCAATTACCTAGTGCTTGAATTGGTGGTATAATTTTGTCTGGATTCACGTGTTTGTTAGCTCTTAACCCTTTTAGAAGGTATTTTTGGGCTTCTTGTGAATTGTATGGATAGCAATTATTACCATATATGTAGCCTGGTATGCCTATTTGTAGTGGGGCTTTTAATAAAAATGCCTCCTCATTATTACAGTTAAATACTTGCTCTCTTTTAACAGACTGTAACAATACTAATTCCTTGTTAATTGTTGGACTGTATGACTCTACTAATGACTCTGCTTTTTGATTACTGATTTCCTTATTAATATTGAAACTAATTTCATCTATATTTGCTGGCGTATTATTTGGTAGGATAAGTATATTGTTTTTTTGCTTCATAGTTTTCCTTTTTTGTTTGATATTGGTATGTTTTTTTGTCCTTGTCATTTATATTTTATTTAGATTATAAAAAATTTATTGTTAAAAATGTTAAATTTATTATAATAATTCATTATATTATATTATATTATGGGTGCTAGTATATTACCAATAACAGTTCATAATGGTAAAGTATTACTTCTATTTGGAAAAGAACGCGACATTGATGAAAATCCAGGTTGGTCTGATTTTGGAGGCGGGACTGACAAAGGTGAATCATTTATGCAGACTGCTGTAAGAGAAGGTAGTGAAGAAATGACAGGGTTTTTAGGGTCATCTGATGATATTATACGTTTGTTGAAACGTTTTGGCACATTTAACATTGATTTTAATTCCGATAATGGTTATGGTACCTACAGATGCCATATTTTTCCGATAGAATATGACGATTATTTGCCACATTATTACAACAACAATCAACGCTTCTTACAGAAAAAGCTACCTGCATCTGTTATTCGTGACACTAAGATATTTGAAAAGACACAAATCAAGTGGTTTGATATTAATGAATTGGCTAAAAGACGCAGCGAATTCCGCGGCTTCTATCGCAATATTATTGACCTTATTGTAGAAAACAAAACGGAGCTAGAAAAGTTCGCCAAAAAAAGTATTAAAAATAAGAAGGGTCTTAAGACAATACATAAACGTAATAAATTACATCTTACTAAGTCAAAGACTCGGTCTAAAAGGAACTAATAAAATACTTTTTAAATGTTAAAAAAACTGTAATAAAAATATCATTACTATATATTATAATAATGATGTTCTTATACCTTGTATTATTCTTACAGTTTTTTCAATTTTTGACATTGTCCACTGCGTTTAATCAACTGTCGCTTTCAGGAGGCGGCTCATTTGGTGCTGTTGAAATTGGTATTTTGAAGCGAATTATGGAAACTGATTACAAGACATATGATTTATACACCGGCATTTCTGCCGGAGCTTTAAATGCCGGATTTTTGTCTTACTATTCTGACCTAAAATCAGGTGTGAAATCCGCCGAGAAATTATATTCTGGGATGCATAATTTGTTAGTATATGAACTGGCACCATTTACTGGAGTATCGGTTCTGAATACGGAGCCACTTTTTAATACCTTAACAAAGGTTATTGATGGCATGCCTAGTAAAACGGCGGTTCCTACACTAATTGGCGCTACAAATTTATACAGTGGTAACTTGGATGTTTACTCATTTGAAGATAACGATGACGCAAATAAGGTTCTTTTGTTGATGTCATCTTCTGCTATCCCGGGTATATTTCCACCTATAAATTACAATGGCCAATTATATGCTGATGGAGGGACATTAAGCAATGAATTACTACAAGTGAAGGGGCAAACTGAATATTTAAATATTACTTACATTACACCCTATGAAGGGTATAAATATGACGATGAACCGATTACGTCTTTGAAAGATATGCTTAAAAGAGCTTGGAATATTGTTTCCGGGAATTTTAACAATCCTTTAGCCACACTGAATCAGAACTGTGCGCATCCGGTTGGCGAAATCAACAAATATTTTGTTAGTCCGGAATATTTAGAAGATTATAACTCGTTGAATTTTGACAATGGAAAGGAGTTGGTTGATATTGGCTACAAATATGTTACTAGTAGGAAATATAAGATTTGTTAGATTTTTTATTTTTTTTTATTATTATTAATTATATGTTACGACGCCCGGTATTGTCTCAAAAGGCATTTCAAAATGCTGTTATTGCTTCTACTCAGAAAAAAGCTGTTATGTCTAGTAAAATTCAACAGCATAATGCTATGGTTAGACAACAACGTATTGCAGAGGAACAACGTATTGCAGAGGAACAACGTATTGCAGAGGAAAAACGTATTGCAGAGGAACAACGTATTGCAGAGGAACAACGTATTGCAGAGGAACAACGTATTGCAGAGGAACAACTATGTATTGTAGTAGAAGAGCTACGTATTGCAGAGGAACAAGACCCTGAACAAATATTTATGAATTCTTTATTAGTTATGATGAATAATCAAAATTAAAGGTAAAAATAACATCTAAATATTTAGATTTTATTTTTTAAAAAATATGTGTAACCTTATGAAATAAATTAGAACACATTATTTATTGAAAGTAGCCAACACTGGGAAAAGTTATAGTTACTAGACCTTGTGTATTAGAAGCCATCAGAATAATTCCACCAACCGCATATGGAATATCTATTGTGAAAGCGAAGTCTTCGTTTCTGGCTGGCCAAGAAAATGTCCCTGAAAATGTGGTAGCAGCCACAGTAAGCGGCGTTTTATTTGAATCTAAAGGAGGAGCAATTACTGTCCAATTCTTTAATAAAGACCCGTTAGGAGTTACATTACACTGAAATCTACATTTGGATGCTCTAGCCCTTTCAGTAGGAGTAATTACTGTGCTACTTCCTAAATTATTGTTATTGGCATCATAATAATAAAGCAATCTTGAACCGGTAGATATTGATGGTGTAGAACTTGGTATTACCTGAATTACTGTTTCAGCACTTTGATAGATATTTCTAGTTGTGGTTGATGTACCATTTACCGTCGTAATTGTCGCATCATATACATGATTAACTAAAGAAAGATTTAATACTTGACCTGGAACAAGATTAGGAATATACATTATGTTAAGATTACCCACACTAACAAGGTCCCAATTATTGGCAGTGGGAGCAGTGGGAGTATAAGGTACAGAGGTACCAATTGAAGCAGTAGTATTTAGTGGGAACAGACGAGCAATTTGAGCAGCAGATAAAATAAAATCAACCCATGTACCGGCAGTATACGCGTTTCCTGAAGAGTTATAAGTTATAGTCAAAATTTTCCAACCAGAGCCGGCTGCTAGAGGTGGTAAGATTAAACCTGCGTTTGCACCTGTAGTCGGTGTTATATATGATATAAGACTTCTAGTATTGTACCATCTGTTGTTAGTACCACTATACAAATATACGAGATTTTGTCCACTCATCAATGACAGTTGCCCAGCAGCATTACCACTTGTGGTGGTAGCCGGATTAAATGAAGCATCATAGTAATATGCATTTAACGAATTAAGAGGAGTCGAAGCTGTAGGGAAGTCGGTTCTTGTGGTGAATGTACCATCTGTAAGTGTGTTCAATTGAAATGTGCCTGCGACGGGATACGAGTTTCCAGCATTCGTCGTATATTTCCAAATTAAATCCTTTGTATCCTGTAAATTGAAGTTAGATACAGAATATGTATATGGTGTTGAAGTCCAGTCAGAAAGAGAGTAGCTAGAACCTTGAGGAGGACTTATCAAATTATTGCTAATTGAAAGTAGTGAAGCTCCTTTTGCTGCAGAATAACTAGCGGGAGTGGAGGCAGCTATAGCACTTGCAACGGCGGCGCTTGAAGGAACGGTTCTTGCCGCTGTTGAATAATTAGGTGCGGAGAGAGAGGCCAAAATAGTATCGTTACTTTTACGTGTTGTTGAAGTTGTTGTGTCTGTTCCTTTAGTAGCAGTGGCACCTGTAGGCCAAACCTTTCCGTTTATAGCGGAATATGGTGTCGTGCCTGTAGCATTATTATAGTATGCACCTTGTGAAACCAAACTAGTAGCATAATCATTTGTACTTTGATCTCTAATTATTGTGCAAATATTGCTGTTAATCCATGACTTACTAGATAATGAATTAGTATCATAAGCAAATGTTGATGTTGATGTTACTTCAGATTCAATTGCTGTTCCGTTACTGGGGACATATTTATTAGTAGCATTAAAGTTTTGGCCACTTGGCATAGAGCCGTTTATCCATTTTACAGTAGCAGTATATTTACCAGCTTCATCAATTGGGCTAAAGACTATGTGGTTACTTGGAAAGGTTATGTCACTAATAAAATTAGCAATAAAATTGGTTTGATTTGATTGAGCAATGTCACCAACAACCCAATTAGCTTGATTCGTTTCATTTGCGTTAATTGCTGTAATAGCAGAAATAGCATATTTATAAGTTCCAATATTCAAAGGAGAACCATTTTGATTTACATTGATAATTTGTTTTACCTCAGATGCCGCAATAATATTTGGGTATGCCGAATATTGCCAGTTGCCAAAATTATCTTGAACAGCATAATAATATCTATATCCAACCAGTTTACCTCCAAATAGTCCCGCGTCTCCATTTTTATATGGTGGAAATGATAACCTCAAAACATTCTTATTCGCAAGTGAAGCAGTTTCAAGTAATACGTCACCAGATTTAAGTGCATCTGCAGGCATAAGCAAACTTTGCCCTGCGTTAAGATTAACCCAATTAGTTGTGGCATTATTACTAGTAATATTACCATTTTCATTAATGGTAAAAACTAAATTCAAACATAATTGAGTTATACCTACTTTACCATTTCCAGATGGTATAATTGGAATTGTAATTCCATTAATTAAATCATTTGTTGATAAAGTACTGGCTGTTGCTGTCGGATTGGTGGCTGATGCAGAAGTATTAAATGTTCCTGATAAAATAGTAGTAGTTAAAGAATTAGCATCAATAACTCTAAAATTAAAGGCACCTGTCGTTTGTAATGATACTGTAGTTGTTTGGGTTGAGTCTGATAAACTAGCACCATATGCAAGTAAATCTTCATTTAAATTGTAATTTAAAGCATTAGCTAAATTGACTGATAAATTTAATGAAGTGAATGTAGTAACAACTTTATTAACAGAAGCAGAATAAGCAAATTTTGAAGCGACATTACTATTTGAAATGAAAAAATTTCCACTAAGAGATACAGAGGTTGTCTCGGCGGCAGGAGAGTAACTGGTAGGGTCGTTAGTTATATCAGCCTTTACAACGATAGAAGCAATTACAGATTTGTTAATAAATGCTAATTGCGAGTCAGGTAATTGAAATTTTCTAGTAATACTGTAAACTCCAAAAGTTGGAGAAATAAGTACTGGTGGTTGAGAAGTATAATCATAAGTGGGTCTAAAATCTTCACTTAAAATAACAGTGCCAGTAGCGGCGTCTTTTATTTGAGTAGTAAAAATATATTTTACTAGACCATCTTGATTATAAATAAGAGCCGACTGACTGTCAAGATATGAGGTGGGTGTCTTTAAATATCTATAAGCGGCGGGAGTAATCACTGAGGCAGAAGTTAAATATTTTGTATTAGCAGGATATGCAACATCCAACGATTGATAACATTCAACTGGTACGGTAAATGTAACACTAAATTTACCAATAGCAGAAGTATCCACATCCAAATGGGCATCTGTAACAGATGGAATAACATCATCTAAATAAGTTGTAAAACAGTCTGATTGAGGACTGTAACCAGCAGTATTATGTGTTTGAACAATAATATCATATACCCCATTTGCGACTAAGCCAACAAGGTCTTGAACATTATAAAAACTAGGACCGTCTAATCTACTTGCGGTAGGGGGGGTAACAGTGATAACTCTTCTGCTAAACGATGAATCTGTTTTGTTTTTGTACGAAACAATTATTTTGGTTATAGGTGTGCCACGATATGCCCCCCATACAACATTGAAATTAATAGAGGTAGATGTGCCACCTATTTTTTGTATAGAAGGTTTTAAAGGAGCAGCAGTGGGAATAATCAACATAGGAGTTGGTGTAGTTACAGCATTAAGCTCAAATCCCTTACTACTATAAGTAATAGCAGACGCAGCTCCTGAACCTGTTGTAGTATAAGTTGAGCCAAATTGTTTATAAGCATTAGCACCATTAATTGAAACACTAGAGACTATCGCATCATCAGCAGTATCAATTATAACAATTTCAAGCATATAAGATTGACCATTTGTTAAACCAGTAAATTTTAATGTGCCTTTTGATTCGGAATTAACATTCCATGGGTCTGTAATAGTGGTAGAATGACTTGCGTTTACAGTGCAGACACCATTTTCTGTGGATAAGGCATAACCATTGCCGGAGGCGATATTATATGATCCAACACATCCCACAGGTGGATATAAATTTAAACCATCGGCAGTAGGAATAATACCTTGACCGTTTATAATATTAAATTGGGCAGCACTGGTGCTTGTCTGATAATCATCTAAGTAATAGAATAATGCGTATTTACCATTAGCACCAGAAGACAAATTATTGACAGTATATGTAAATGTTAATGCACTATCAGAAGATACACACGTAAGGCCAATCGACGTTGTTGTCATTTTATAATATACTAAAACATTTTATTTTATTACAAAATTTATAGTATAATTATTTTGTAATAAAATATAAAATAAATCTAATAATATTTCCTAAATATTTTTACTTGTTATATTTAATATGAACCTAACACATTCGCTTATTGTAATGATGATTGGTAGTTTCTTAATACAATTTGTAATAATGAGTCTAATAATGGCAAATACATTTACAAATACTCGCTCAAGTATTGGTAAATTCTATATTTCTATAATAATGGCACTATTAATGGGTATTTTAGAGGTATTGATGTATGACTATCATATGGGTTCAATTAGTGTTATGTATTATTTATTTTTAGGATTGTTACTGTGCACATTTAGTTATTTATATCGTGAACAAATGTACATTTATGATAAAGATTATCTAAATGAAATGATTGAGCATCATTCTATGGCACTTTTAACAAGTGAATCAATTCTGGAAAAAACTGAATCAGAGCGTGTAAAACGTTTGGCAGAAAATATTATTTCAACACAAAGGTCAGAAATTGAATATATGGGAAAATTGCTAAATACAATATCATAGATTATATTGGGATTGATAATATTTTAGTTTTTTGTTGTTATATTTTTCTAAATATTTTCTATAGTATTTTTATAAATGTTTATACAAATACCTTTTTTTCTATTTTTGTTTGTCTTTGTGTCTTCTAGTAACATATACACCGTGTCTAATGTAACTGTAACTAGTTCGTCTATTACAAGAGACCAAATTATGCAGAGGGCGCAAGTATGGGTTGATGAGAAGGTACCATACTCGCAAACTGCTACAACTGATGGCTATAGACAAGATTGTAGTGGGTATGTGTCTTATTGTTGGGCTTCATCTACATCAGGCGGAGGACATGTTACCAGTAATATGCAGGAAATATGTACAAAAATTGCTAAAGGTGATTTGAAGAAAGGGGATGCTATTTTGAAGCCAAGTCAACACGTGCTGCTATTCGGTGGTTGGATAGATTCAGATGCGTTCTATGAATACGCTGAGCATCAGTCAGGTGATGTTTGTCGCAAGTCAACTGGTTCTTATAATTACTTTGCTACAAATGGCTACTTCCCTTGCCGTTATAATTTGGTTACTGGTTAGAGTTTACTATTGGTTAGAAACACTATTAATAAACTCATCAATATCAGGACTACATATTAATGGTATAAATTTGTTTATCTTGTCATCATCCCAATCCCACCATTTTATAAATAATAGTTTTTCTATTTGTTCAGGTGTAAATCTATATTTAATATGTTTTGCTGGATTTCCTCCTACTATACTATATGGTTCTACATTCTTTACAACATGGCTATTATTTGCGATAACAGCACCATCTCCAATAGTTACACCAGACATAATTCTAACATTTTCACCAATCCATACATCATTACCAATAATTACATCACCTTTTGTATTGCGAGAATTATTTGTAACATTTGTAAATATATTATTATGAATATATCCAAATGGATATGTTGATACAAATGACATGTCGTGACCTATACCATTTCCTAAATAAATTGTAACATTTGCTGCTATTGAAGAGAAATTTCCTACTACCAATTTGACATTATCATTTTTATACATTATATTTGGGTTGCCATATGTATATTTTCCAAATGACATAATATAGTTTACTTATTGATTTTTATTTAACTTATTTATCTTATTTAAAATTAAACATATTTTTCACAACATTCCTTAATAGCAATTCTTATATCTAATGGATTGTAATTTGTTAGTTTATCTGATTGTAATCTAGTAAAGGAACGTTTGTTTTTTATATTATCGGATACCAATGTTAAATAGTTATCTAAGGGGTTTATTATAGGATTTAACTGTGATTTTGTTATTTCGTTATATATATTGATAATATCAAGTAGTTTAATTTGTCCTGGATTCGTGAAATTACAAATTCCTGATTCATTTTGTTCTATCATTTTAAACAAAATGGGGAACAAATTGTCTACATATGTTATAGATAATTCAACATTGTCAATAAATTTGTAACTTATTAGCTTTGTAAGCAGGTTTTTGTTAGATGGTTTACTGCTAATTGGGTAATTAATTCGTAAATATAATACATTATTATATTGTTTCACTATATTCTCCAATAATATCCGGCATTCGCCATAAAAATTACTCAAATTATTACCAGTATCTGTTTCCAAATATATTCTACCAGGTTCATTATTGAATATTCCACCGGACCCAAAAATGGTTAAATGTATACCATATTCTTTACAAATTGCCGCCATTGTTAGTTGATATGTAATATTGTTCTCAATGGTTTCTGTTTTGTGTTCATCGCACCAGAAAATATTTGGGGTTCCGGTTATTCCTGCACAATTAATAACATATTTGGGTTTATATAACAAGAATAAATCGCGTATTTTGCTAGTTTCATGTAATCTTAGACTAGAAGTAATAAAATTCTTATCTTCCAACTTCAATAAACTAACAATATTTGAACCAAGAAATCCATTTGGACCAAATACAATATAATCAATTGGTCTTACAAAATGTTTAATATCATCCTTTTCTGATACAATGATGTTGCTTTTATTGATTTCGGGCGGAAATACTATGTTAATAAATGGGTCTAAATAGTGAATATGGCTGGTTTCATTGTCAATAAACTCGCCTTCAAGATGATATACTAGTATGGAGTCTGGCTCTAAAGATAAAAAAGCATGTCCGTGTCCTTTTGGAACAAGTATTTCAAATAATTCGGTATTTGGGTCCAAATAATAATACTTGGGAACCAAGTAATCGTCTGCTGATTTATCAAAATTAATTACAATATCCAATATTTTACCCTGTATACAAGTGACTAACTTGGCAAAATTGTTTATGTGAATACCCCTAAAGACATATTGCTTGTTTACACTTACAGTACATTGCTTGAATGCTTGATTTTTAACAGGAAAAAATAGTTTGCCGCGGTTATCTAAATAGGTTTTATTCATGGTTTTATAATATTATTAATATAATATTATAAATGAGTTTAAATGACTGTTTAGAACTTATTACATGTTTGTGTTGTAAAACAGAAAATAAACTATTTTTAGACTTGGGACTACAACCTTTAGCAAACAATTACCATGAAAAGGATGAAAAATGTGATACATATCCTCTTAAGTTGAAATATTGTCCAAATTGTTTCCATTGCCAGTTATCTCATGCTGTAAATCCCGAATTATTGTTTAAAACCTACAAATATGTAAGTGGAACATCGCAAACTGGTATGACATTTTTTAAAGACAATGCCAAAATGGTTGATGATTATTATAGCAGCATAAATAGTAATACTACCGTTTTTACTAACGTTTTTACTAAAGGAAAAAACGTCCTAGACATTGCATCAAATGATGGGTCGCAATTGGACTGTTTTAAGGCGCTAGGTTGGACAACCTATGGTGTTGACCCTGCTACAAATTTGGTGCCAATTTCTATTAAAAAAGGCCACCAGGTCGTATGCGATTTTTGGAATGAAGCCGTAGCAAAACAGTTGCCTATTATGGATGTTATTACAGCTCAAAATGTGTTTGCTCACACTCAGTATCTAGACGAGTTTTTACAAGCTTGTAAAATAGTAATGAATGATAATACGCTACTTTTCATTCAAACCTCGCAAAAGAATATGATTGTAAATAATGAATTTGATACTACATATCATGAGCATATTTCATTTTATAATACCAAATCAATGAAGACCTTAGTAGAGCGTAATGGCCTGTTTTTAAACCGTGTTTTAGAGGCTGAAATTCACGGTCATAGCTACATTTTTGAGATAAGTAAGGTACCCATTTTGCAATCAAATTCAAATGTTGACAAATATTTGAAGGAAGAGGGAACCAAGGGGATTTACAATGAGAAAACATATCATGAATTCAATGAAAAAACACAGGTAATTGTCACCAATTTGAAACAAGAAATTGCTGATTTTAAAGCAAATGGTTACAAATGTATTGGTTTTGGTGCTGCTGCCAAAGGTCAAACTGTACTTTGTTATGGTGAAATTGGATTAGATTACATTATTGACGAAAATCCATTGAAAATTGGTCTACTTTCTCCAAAGATGGATATACCAATTGTTAGTATAGACCATTTTATAAATGATTTTACAGAAAATGATAAGGAAAACAAATACGTTATATTAATATTGGCATGGAATTTTGCCACAGAAATAAAGGAAAAGATACGAAAATACAAGGGTGACAAAAAATGCGTAGTTTTGGAAGCGTATTTTCCGGAAATTGTTATCCGCAAAATGGTTTAAGTTATATATTGGTTAAAAATATTAACAATCTTTTGATTTGGGAAACGCGCCTGCCTTTTCTCCATCAGAAATAATACCATATTTTCCATAATATAAGAAACGCGTTAAATAGTTTAACTCAGGACTTACTATGTTCTGATTTAAATAGGATATCATATATTTCCATTTTATTGCGAATGTATCAGGATTTTTCATCCATTTTTGAATATTGACTGGATTAAATACTGGACAATTCACATTGTTATTATTAAGCTCTTTGGATTTAACAACAGTATTCCATTTATACCCTAGACTTACCAAGTGTTTTGCAAATTTGACTTCTAATTTTAAAATATAGTCTATTTTGTTACTACATAATGGTATTTTATTTTGAATAAAATTCTTTACATCATTTATCATACTGTATTTAAATTCAATGGGTGTACCCACTATATGCCATTCTACCTCATTTGACTCCCAATGACCCCAGAAATCAGATGTAGCACGCATTTGTTGAATTGTTTTTCCAAAATTAAGTAAGCCGTTAACTGGCAAAACAATGCTGTCATTTAATAAGAATACATGTGAATAATTATTATTATTATTTAATAAATAATTACAACCGTGCAGCCAGATTTTCCAATCAGTTCCGGCTCCATCATTTTTAATATAAAATACATTACAAGGTAATACATCTACATTTTTTAGACTTTGCGATGCTGTGAAAAACAGAATATTGTATCCAAAATACCGAAATGTCTTGATGGTTTGTATTACATAATCTTTAACAATATTATCGGCATCATAATGGGCATAAATTACACAACCATTGAAATTTTCAGTAGGTTTATTATATAATATCATTTCCTCAGCTGCACCATATTTATTGTAAAAATCTTGCTTTGAGCTCCAATCAGGTCCATTTCCTACACCCTTACCAGTGGATTTAATATTCAACAAATTATAATTATAACAAATGTTATGTATATCATCTTGAAAAATAGGTTTTATATTAAGTTTTGAATAAACAAAGTTTTTACATTCATCATATAAAACAGGTAAACATACATAACTATTATCACCTCTCCATATATTTTTTATAAATATGGTATGAAATGGCACATTTTGACCATTAAATGACATATATCTATCTGGTTCTGCGTTGCCGTTAATCATCCAATTTGACGGATTGTGGCTGTTAAAATTGTCATCATATAATAAACTGGTTAGTCTATAGCCATTTTTTACAAGTATTCTAGATAACCCATATTCGCCTGTTAATATGGCATCTGCTTTATCGAATTTTGGCCCTAATACTGTATTTTGGTGGGTGCCAAATAATTCTATAAATTTTTGTTTAAAATGTGTATCTATTGAGGTTTCATCTGTACAAGATATTTGGACATTTGTTAGTAAATTTATAATTGTTTTAGTACATCTTATTAAGCTAAATATTGGCACAACTTTGGGTCCTGGGCCACTTGGATTCGTATTTGGTAAAAATGACATACATGGGCTACATATTACTGCGCTGTTTTTCACCATTTTTTCGTAAAATGGGATTAGCCAATGGTCTTGGTCTTCTGATTTTGGTTCATAAATGGGACCTATTGCCCCTGCATTTATTAAACATAGGTAGTCAAATTGCTCCCATATCTTTTTCTTCTGGGGATGGGTATTCTCAAAATACTTAATGCCATTACACCAGCCCTCCCAGTCACTACAGTTGTCTTCTTTTAACAAATACACATTTGGTTTTGATGTAGGTATTAACACTTCACATTGATGTCCATTAATAACAAATAGTGTTGATATGTTTAAATTGCCCCATAGTTTATCATTTAATCCATATTTTATGAAAAATGACAAATTTGTCTGGTTCTTCTGTTCATTCTTTCTCTCATAATAAACATATATTATAGCAATTCTTGCGTCTCTAATATTAGGCAAGGTCTGCATAATTGTATTATTTAATGTTATTTTAATTTGTTTAATTTATCTTAAATTGTATTTGTATTTGTTATTTTTTCATAGATATTTTTTGCCTCCCCGTCCTCCAATATTAATTCCGGTGATACAATCCACTCGGTATATGCTTTGGCTTTTGTCGTCGGTCGTTCCATTTTCAACAGCATATTTACAGCCACAAGCCGCCGCTCCAACGGCAGCATTTTGGCAGGCAATTTGCGACTAATTTGCTTCCAACGCCACTCAAATTGAAGTGCGGCTTGCCAGTCGGGAAAGTTTTTAACGTGGGCGGCTCTTAACCATGTCTCCCCCTTTTCTACCTTGGCACCAGTGGCATGTGCGCCGCCCTTTATTTCCTTGTTATGCTGCCTTAGACGCCTATCTAGGTCCACTGTGGCTCCAACATAGGTTGCGTTATCGCTAGATAATAATAAATAAACGAACGATGCTTCACTTTTAGACATATTTGTATTTATATAAAATATAGTATTTATTATATTTGATAAATATAAGATAATACTTTTATAATGGGTGCCTTTTTTTCATCACCTGTTGCACCTGCTCCTATTACTACTGCTCCTACATATGATACTTCTTGGCAGGGGGAAAGCAATTATTTTAATAATATGTCTTCTTCTGCTAGAGCTAATAGAGAAGCGGCTGCTACTACTAATACTAATACTAATACTGCTACTAATGAATATGAGGCAAAACAACGCCAACTATTAAAATATAATCTTGGAAGACCTAGTCAAAAAGACCTGAAAACTCCATATAACTGTCTTATTGTATCTCATAATAATAGAATTCAATGTTTGGTCAAAAAAATTTACAGGTTAATAGGTCCACAAAATTGTAATATAAACCAACAAATAAATTCAGAATGTGAAAAAATACGATTCCAAAATGCGGCTATTTTAAAACTAACAATATATAATCAGGGAAAAAAGGATGAAAAACAAACAACCTATGCCGAGCTGACATTATTTTATCAAGGTGAACTTGAAGACGCAGAAACCAACACAAATCCATACTTTGTAAGTGATATTGAATCCAATATAAGAAGACCTAGACATTTTTTTAAAGTGGCAATTAATTCAGAACAAGACCAAATACAATTTGCTGATTTTTTTGGTCAAGACATTTTCAAATTGCTTGATACGATAGGTAGTGGATATGACGGTTTAACTTTTTATATAGTACGACATGGTCGTGCTTGGCATAATGTTACTGTTAAGGAACAATTTTCAAAAGGGTTTGGAATTGAACATCATGGAGGCAGAGTTTTACAAAAAGGTGGATGGACAACATTAGACACTGATTTGACGCCAAAAGGAGTAAAACAAGCTGTAAATGCTAGCAATATTTTAAAAATTTTGCTTGGAAATTTTGACAATCCAAATCGTATTCAATATGTATTTGTTTCAGATTTGGCAAGGACATTTCAAACAGCGTTTTATATTTCTAAAGTTTTAGAAGGGTTTATAGTAAACCCAAAATTTATTGTTTTGCCTTGTTCTAACGAAACTCAAAATGATGGTAAATTAAATCGTAATGATAATATTGATTGTGATACCCCTTCAACTATAACTGGAAAAACTAAAAATTTATTTAACCAAGAGAATTTTCCTGGTTGTAAAGTTGAAAATGGAAAAACTAATTGCGAAACATATAAAAAGACATTAAAGCTTCCACAACGCGATGACCCGAATCCAAATGATAAGTCAAATATATCAGATGTATCTGTTGAATTAGATTGGACACATTATTTGCGTTTTTATAATAATCAGATGCGTACTGGGTCAAATACTGGTGATTGTAATAACACAAATATGTTTCAAGAGGCTATAAAAATATTAAGAACTATTATTGTAATTGGTACTAATACATATGATAGTAATAGTGCTGGTGCTGGAGGTCCAAGTCAAGGTGGCAGACGCCGTTCTCGCAAAAACAAGAAAATGAGTAACAAACGTATAAGTAAGAAACGTTTAAATAAACGTATAAGTAAGAAACGTAAATAAAATAATTATTTAGTTGTCGTCAAAATAACTAAATAATTATATAAAAAGATTTCATAAAATGGGCAATATGATTTGCGGTGCAACTAACAATACTAATAAACCATCTAATTTAGAAGAAATTATAAAGACAAATCCTGAAAGGGAAGTTCTGAAAGATGAAATTATGAAGGAAGAAGTGAAAGTAGATGAAGTTTTAAAGGAAGAACTAATAAAAATAGATGAAATTATGAAGGAAGAACCCATAAAATTAGATGAAATTATGAAGGAAGAACCAGTAATTAAAGAGGAACCAATAAAAGAGGAAGATTTGAAGGAAGAAGAACCAGTAATTAAAGAGGAAGAAGTGAAAGTAGAAGAACCAATAAAAGAGGAAGAAATGAAGGAAGAAGAACCAATAAAAGAGGAAGAATTGAAGGAAGAAGAAGTAAAAGAGGAATATGTTAGAGAAGAGACTTTAGATGAATTAGTTGGAATTGATTCTTCATCTTTGAACGACGTTATACAAGTGGCTATCATTGAGAAAATAGAGGAACCTATTAAGAAGAAACGTGGTCGCAAAAAGAAGGAAATAGTCAAATAATATATATTACAAGAGAACTTAAAGCCGCTTTAAGTGGCAAATAATATATATTATTTAGTGTATTAAAGACATCAAATATTGTTACTAATATGGAAGACAAAGTGGACTATTCAAATACAATTATTTATAAAATTAGTTGTAAAGATACTAGTGTAACAGATTTATATGTAGGACATACTATTAATTTTGTTCAAAGACAACTGGCTCACAAATATAGCTGTACAAATGATAAATCATCTAATCATAGTTGTAAATTGTATCAAACTATAAGACAAAATGGTGGCTGGAATAATTGGACCATGAATATTGTTAACTTTTTTAATTGTGCCAGTAAAACTGAAGCAAGAGAAAAGGAACAAGAATATTATAAATCATTGGGTGCAAACTTAAACAGTGTAGAGCCCTTGTCAATAAAGCCCAAGATTAAATGTAAAAATAAAATTGTCATGAAGGAACCAACATCACAAAAATATACATGTAATATTTGTAAATATTCAACAAGTAGGAAAAGCCAATATGACAGACATTTATCTACATCAAAGCACAAATCAAAAATAACTTTATTGAATAATATATCTAATACTAAAACCAAGGAATATAAATGTGTTTGTGGAAAAATATATAGATACGACAGTGGTTATTATCGTCATAAAAGAACATGTAATAAGAAAAATGTATGTGAAAATAAAGAAGTTAATCTGGTTTCAATGTATAATGAATTAAAACAAGTAATGTGTGACATTCTTAAAAATGTAAAACAAATTAAAACTGAATCTTCAAACGACACTGAGAAAAACGCAATTTTTAATAATGATAATATTTGAACCTATTATGTTCATATAAAATATATGTGTATTTTTCTTATATTTTACAATAACAAATTTTTTCCAAAAAGTAAAAAGGAAAATGGTTTTTGGACATTTTTAAAAATGTCCAAAAAGAGAGGACAGAAATGTTTCTGGAAAATGATGAAAAGTCACGTTGTGACTGACTTGGTCACATGTTTATTTTAGACTGTAAAAAAACGTGACCATAATTTTTCGTTAAAAATGACATTTTTTAATGTCTCCTTATAAAAAGGATGACGGAGGATGACAAAAATGTAGCCAAAAGTAGCGAATTTTTTTACTGTAAAATTTGTGACTATAAAACGTATAAACAATCTAACTATGACAAACATTTATTGACATCAAAACATAAGAAGAGTTACACAGAGTTACACAAAGTTTCGGATATTGAGGAAAATAGCCAGACTTTTAAATGTGAATGTGGACGAATATATAAATATCGTCAGGGATTATGGAAACATAAAAAGAATTGTGAGATTGCAAATGCTGTGGACAAAGAAGAAAAGGAATCAGAGAAAGACAAAGAATTGGACACCCATTTAGAGAACCATTTAGAGAAAGATTTAGAGAAGGATTTAGAGAATGACTTAGACAAGACAACTGAAAAGGAAATTCTACTCATGTTTATGAAGGAGATGAAGTCTACAATGATAGAAATGTTTAAGCATATGCAACCAGTGAATAACAATACAATGAGTAATAATATTCATAATAATTCGCACAACAAGACATTTAATTTGCAATTTTTCTTGAACGAACAGTGCAAAGATGCTCTAAATATCAATGAATTTGTTAATTCCATTAAAATCCAGTTGTCAGATTTAGAAGACACAGGGCGGCTAGGATATGTAGATGGTATTTCTAAAATTATAATGAAAAACCTACAAGATGTGGATAAATTTAAACGCCCAATACATTGCAGTGATTTGAAGCGTGAAGTAATTTACATTAAAACAAATGATACATGGACAAAGGATGATGAAAATAATGAGCAAATGAAGAACGCGATTCGGCAAGTTACAAATAAAAATATACGAGAAATTGCTGCTTGGGCGGCAGCACATCCGAATTGTAGAGACCCGAGGTCACGAAAGAATGACCAATATTTACAAATTGTGTCAAATTCAATGTCGGGTATTTCAAGCGAAGAACAAAGTAAAAATATTATGCAAATTATCCGAAATGTGGCACGAGAAGTTGTTATTGAAAAATAAATTGATTATTTTTTGTTAGTTCATTGTTGTTTTTAAACCATCCAAATTTATAATTAAAAGGTATAAATACAAATTTACAATATATTATATAAAGTTTAAAAATGAGTAATTATTTCAGCATTAGTGAGGATTATGAAGAGGATGCTTGTCAAATATTACAGTATTTCCATTCGTGTTCCAGCATAAGACAAACAGCTTGGAATTATGATATGGAAATGGAGGAATTATATGAATTGATACCTCAGTGGGATGGTTGTAGAGAGGGGCTACGAAGCGCGGATGATTATGATGAGTGTCGTATGGAAGTAATTGGCCGTTATGAATATGATGAAGAACGTGAATGTAATATGGAACCAGAAGAATTAGAAAACAGATTGAGAACACCTGAATGTCATGAAATAACAAAAATAATAGCAGATTATAATAATAGCATTTTATCTCTTTACGAAGTGGCAGATAGATATGAGTTAAAAATAACTAATTTGTTTCGGCTACTTAAAGAAAACAAGGTTATTGATAAGGAAACAGATGTTAAAAATTACTCATCATTTTACATAGAACATAATGGCGCGGGCACTGAATGGGATGGAAACAGTGAATTTGGCCTTATTGATGCGTTTTATTCCGAGACCAATTAAAAAATTGAATAATTAAATACACACAAAGTATTTAATTATAAATATAAGAAAATGAATAACAGCAACGTTGAAGAGATGCATAAAATGGTGTTTGAAGCGATGGACAAATACACCTTTATAGAGGACTATTTGTCAGAGCCGGACGTCAATACTGGTAATAAAATGCCATTATTAATAAAATTTATGACAACCGTTCTATATTTAAGACGTCGCATAGGGTTTCTAGTAGAGTCAAATGAGACGTTTTATGACGGTATAGAGAGAAACAATTACGCACAATTTGAAGAAATTAGTGACAAAATAGAGTTATATAAGGTATTGGTATGTTTTGTAACAATGGCGTGTAGTTATGTAAATGCTTCAGTTGAGGATGTGGAGTCAAGAGAGAATATTGTAAACACGCTTCGGCAATATTACTACAAGAATAAGGATTTTGTTGCGGAGCTGATTTAAGTTAATAATTCTTAACTTAACTAATACCTACGCATATTGTAAAGTGTATTCACGGGCAATGCGGTTAAATTCTGCCTTGTTAGATTTGTAAATATTGGCAATTTCGGGCGCCAATGGGTCGTCGGGGTTGGGGTCAGATAGAAGTGAACAGATGGATAATAGAACTTTAGTAATGCTTAAAGCAGGGCTCCATTGGTCTTTCAATATGTCTAAACAAATGCCACCAGTGCTGTTGATATTGGGGTGATAAATGCGCGTTTCAAATGTGATTTTAGGCGGTTTGAATGGGTAATCAGCGGGGAATAAGATTTTAAGGTTAAACATACCGCCTTCATAGGGTGTTTCAGTTGGTCCAATGATGGTGGCTTGCCATGTAAAAAGGTCATTTTGATTGACTAATCCAGCCGAACAATTGGCAGGAGTATCTTTTTCTATTTCAAGAAGCTCTCTTTGAAGACGTTTAATGGACATTTATAGTTGATATAATATAAATAGAGATAGTTTTTAAGTGGATTTGTTAGTTTGTTTTGTTTTTAGGATGATAAAAAATATTTATATAATATATAAATATGACTACAAAATATCAACCGCCAATTGAGTTGACTCAAGAGCAATGGAAAGAAGGATTAAATAATGCTTTAACCAAGGCAACTCCAGCAGCAGTAGCGGCATTTGAGGCCCGAAAGAAAAAGGCGGAAGCCGATAAACTTGCACTAGCTAATTATGCAGAAGAATCTAAGAATAAACTATTAATAGGTAAACCCCCGGGTCCACCTCCGATTCTTACTGCAGCTCCTTCAGCTCCACCAGCCAGCACAGAACTTAAATGGGCACCAGCAAAACCCCCTAGGACCCAAACATCTAAGATTACCCCTACCCCTAACCCGAATCAAACTAATCCATTTGCCGATGACTATGACTTTAAACCAAATGGTGGCAGAAAAAGTAGGAGAGGTAGAAGAGTTAGAAAGAGTAGAAAAAGTAGAAGGGTTAAAAAGAGTAAGAAAAGTAGAAAAAGTAGAAGATAATTTGTTAGTTTGTTTTGTTTTTAAGAAGTAAAATTGAATGAGGAAATAAGATACAAACAAGCATAAAGGTAATTTATTAGTATATTTATAAATGTCATTACGAATTATAAATATAACAATACCGGCAGACGAGGTTGTGCCAGATATTATAAGCACATTTACACCAGAAGAGAACTTATTAATGTTAAAAATTGGCAGCAATTGTTTAAAAGAGGGTAGACAAGCAGTGGCAGGGTTAACTCAAAAGGAAATTTATAATAAAATAAGGAATGAAAGTAAGTCAGAAATTGAAAAACTGGAGCTAAATTTGTTAGTTGAGAAAGAATTAAAGAGTAAACTTTCGGATGAAATAACAAAGATATATCAAAAACAGTTAGATGATATGAAGAAACAAATAGATACATTTAAAACCCAAATAAACAATTATGAGTCAGAAAATAGGGATTTTGTGAAGGCAGAGGTTGATAAAGAGCGGGAAAAATATAAAATTGTGTTAGATGAAAAAGATAAACAGTTAAACAGAATGACAGAAAATTATGAAAGATTTTTGAAGCAAAATGAAGTAAAATCAAGTAAAAAAATAGGTGATGAAGGCGAAGATACATTTGTGCTATTATCAGACACATTCAAGGATTTTCCTGGTTACAAATTAGAGAAAAAAGCACATCAGGCACATAAAGGAGATATTCATCTTTTTTTTAAGGATTTTAATGTGTTAGTTGATTTAAAGAATTATTCAAGCTCAGTTCAGAAGAAGGAATTGGAAAAAATAGAGCATGATTTAAGTATAAATAATACAATGGATTTTGCTTGGTTGATTTCATATGATTCAAATGTCTCGGATTGGAACCGATTTCCAATAATGTATAAATGGATTGTTACTGAAACTGGATTAAAGTGCGTTGTAATAGTAAATAATTTGAATTCAAATAAAAATCCAGTAGATGTACTAAGAAATCTATGGAGTATTACAAATGAATTGCATAAGATGATGAATAAAACAAAAGTGGAAGAGAAAGATGTTCAAGATATGCAAGAAAGAGATTATAATGTGGTCCAAAAAATAAAAACAGCACAGAAACGGTTAAGCGAATTGAGACGAAGTGTAATGAGTATGTCTCAAATAACAAAAGATATAGAAAATGATATAGTTGATGCGTTATCTTTACTGTCAAATGAAATAGTAAAAAATGAGTCTGAAAAGAATGAAAAAATAAAAGAATGGTGGGATTTAAATATAGAAGTTGACAATAATGATGAAAATAAACTAACATCTACAGAAATATGGACACGATTTAAGAAAGATAATAAAGAATATGTTGATGAAAATAAGTTATTAATAGATGATTTTAAAAACTATGTTAAAATTTTTATTGATGTTGACAAATACAATGAAAAAAGCAAAAAGGGTTCAATAGAGTTTATTGGTTTTAAATTTAAAGAAGTTTTGTTAGTTAGTCAGCCAATTGAGATAGAAATAAATATCCCAACTGTAGTGCAACCAAAAAAGAAGGTTGTAAATAAGAAGAATGATACATAAACAATTTAAAACAAAATTTTATTATTACATAAATGGCATATATTATTCCATTAAGTATTTTAGATAAAATTATAAATATAGATAATATAGACTTAACACGAAGTTATGTATATGTATTAGAGCTAGAAGATAAACGTTATTATGTAGGTAGAACAAGTAATTTTATACAACGAATGAATGAACATTTTACAGAAAATGGCGCATTATATACAAAAAAGTATAAGCCAATAAAAATAAAAGAAGTAGTTGAGGAAAAAACATGTTACGACGAAAGGGATAAAACATTAGAATATATGGAAACATATGGTTGGGAAAATGTTAGAGGATATGCTTGGTGTCGTGAAACTTTAACAAAAAAGCCAAAATTTAAAAATACAAAAGAAAGTAAACAAATTAAAGAATATGTAATTTGTGATAATGATATTGTAATAAGAGATATGTATTTATTAGAAAACAAAGATGTAATAGAAATAGGAAATTATTTAAACATAAGTCCAGGTTCAATTGCATACACTTTGGAAAAAATGAAAATAGTAAATCGTCGTCAATTATGTAGAGGATATTTTGATTATGTATTTAGTGATTTATATGAACAAAATAAGAAGGATAAGATAGCAATGAAAGATAAAATTAAGTATCAAGAATTTGATAATTTAGAAAATAAATCTGAAAACTCAAAATTAACAAAGGATAAATTAAAAAATATTAAATCTAAATTGCACAATCTTTTAAATACTTACAAAGATGACTCCTAATACGCTCCAATTATATTTAGGAAACGGGCAAGCCCTTAACCGAAGGTGTTTCCTAAATATAATTATGTTTTTTTGCATTTTATCACAATTTTACGTCACATTTTATTTTTTACATGTGTTTATTGCAATTATATATCTATTAAAATCAATTTGTAATTATATCATAAGACAAAATAGTGTTATTATATAACTAATTTCCGGCAAATATGCTGTCAAAATGTGGCGACAAAATAAAAATATTTATGGTCACAAATTATGGTCACAAAATAATATGTAAATATAAAAA